TAAGTATTGACAAGGTGAAAAATAAGGAGTAGAATTATAATCACAAAAGTTCAAACAACTTGAACAAAAGATAGAAAGGAGAATAAATGAAATTTGATTATTCAAAATTGAATGGAAGAATTACTGAAATTTTTAATAGCCGGAAAAAATTCGCTAAAGCTATGAAACTTTCAGAACGAAGTATTTCACTTAAATTAAATAATCAGCGTTATTGGAAAAACAACGAAATTACAACAGCTTGTAATCTGTTACTTATTCCAGATAACCAAATAGGGGATTATTTTTTTAAACTTGAAGTTCAAGAAATTTGAACAAAATAAAACTAGAAAGGAATATTATGAACGAAATTTTTAATTTTCACGGGCAGGAAGTCCGTACTTTGACAATTGATGACGAGCCTTGGTTCGTTGGGAAGGATGTTGCGGATATCTTGGGATATGCGAATTCAAGAAAAGCAATTTTTGACCATGTAGATGAAGATGATAAGACAGATGGGGTAACGATTCGTGACGCCATGGGTAGAAATCAAAATCCTATCATCATTAACGAATCTGGTCTCTACTCTCTTATCTTATCCAGCAAGTTACCTCAAGCTAAAGAGTTTAAGCGTTGGGTGACATCAGAGGTCTTGCCAGCTATTCGAAAACAAGGCGGATTTATTCGTGAGGATCTAGACGAGGATGCTTTCATCGCTCTATTCACTAGCCAGAAGAAATTGCGTGAGCAACAGGCGACCATGCTGGAAGATATTGACTATCTCAAGAGCGAGCAACCAATTCATCCAAGCTATGCTCAATCGCTACTGAAGAAGCGCAAGGCTAGGGTTGTGGCATGCCTGGGTGGTATTGATAGTCCAGCTTATGCGGATAAGATTTTTGCTCAGTCAGTATTTAGACAAGCTGAGATTGATTTCAAGGACCACTTCAACATTAGTCGCTATGATTTGCTACCGAAGAAGTTTGCAGAAGCTGCTCTTGCTTACTGGATGACTTGGGAACCAAGTACCAATACTAAGATGAAAATCATGAAATTGAACTCATTTGACGAAGTGTAGAAGGGGGAGAAGATGGACAATGTTCTAGTTTCACTATCTGAATGGATTAAGTCCATTATCAAGGACACAATCACAAGGCTAGTCGAAATAGAAAAAGATAGTGATCACTATCCAGAGTTGATGGATGTGAACACTACCTGCGAATTTCTAGGAATTAAGTATGCCACATTTTCAGATAATTATCGTTACTTAAAGGGATTTCCAAAAGAATTACCTGGTAAGAAATGGTCAAAAAGAGCCATCAAAGAATGGCTCTCTAATCAAATATAATAACTTTACTAAAAGGCTTCTGGACAAGGTCTTAGCAAAATTATTTGACTATATTATAGCACAAAAAGAGGATAAAAAACATGAACAATTTACAAATTATCGCAGTAGGTACAGTAGTATCAGTGGTATTGATTGAATCACTGATGATGAATATCAAACTTAAAATGGCCATGAGAGCAAAAAAGAAGATTCAATTTCAAGCGCCACAAGTTGAAAAAGGCTTTATCGACTTTAAAACAGGGCGACGTGTGGATATTGATTCCGTGACACGAAAAGAAACATTTGTGGATTAGTAGAGAAACGGAGGGTATCAATGGCTGTTAAAAACAAGCGATACTACTGGATTCAACTAGCTCAAGATTTTTTCAAATCTAAAGAAATGAAATTGCTTCGGAAGATTGCTGGTGGCGATACACACACTATCATCTATCTCAAAATGATGTTGATTAGTTTAGAGGATGGTGGGCACATCTACTACGATGGCCTTGCTGACAATCTAGCTGAAGAAATCGCTCTTGTCATTGATGAGAATGTTGAAGATATTAAAATCACTTTGATTTTCTTGGAGAGTAAGGGCTTGCTGACTAGAAAAAATGACAGAGATTATTTTTTAGAACAAGTTCCTGAGATGGTCGGAAGTGAAACGGCGAGCACTCGTAGAAGTCGCAAACATAGAGAGTTGAGGGGGTTGCATTGCAACACCATTGCAACAACTTGCAACGGAGATATAGATATAGAGAAAGATATAGATACAGAGATAGAGAAAGAAAATAATAAGACGATGGTTAGTTCCAGCTTATCTGAAAATTTGAAACATAGTGGTATTCGAATCAACGAGAAACAACATCAACAGTTGCTTGAATATGTAGGACTTGATGGAATGAGTTTTGATATGTTAAACCGTGCAGTAGAGATAACTTCTGAAGCTTATCAACCTAGTTTTAAGTATCTAAGAGGCATTCTTGAAAATTGGAAAAAGAAAGGTTTCACAACGATTGAACAGGTAGATGAGAACGACCGTAAATATAAAGATAGCAAGAACTCCCATCTTCCAGAAAGACAACAAAATGGGAAAAAATCAGAACAGGGGGCTAAGGACGAATGGGGATTTTAGAACTTATCGAGCAATTTGAAGATGACTTTTATCCGATAAGCGAGGAAAAGAAGTCACTGCTTGCAAAACAACCTCTTTCTACTGCCACTGCTTGCTTGTCAGACATGGCCAGCTGGCAGGCTTGCGGAGGTAAGGTATCATGGTAACTGATGCACTCGAGGAGATGGCCTTATCTTACCATAGAAATACTGAACAGCAGGCTGAAATTTGCGAAAAGCATGGGATTCCCTTGATCAAAATCCTTCGGACAAATGATGTCCTTTGTCGCTTATGTGAATCAGAACGGATCCATGCAGAGAATCAAATAAAGGTCAATGAGTTGGCTGATGCTGAGCATGAACGAGAGCGGAAGTTCTATCTTGAGAGATTCTCTCTCTATGATGATGTACTGAAAAATGCTACTCTCGATAACTTTGACACACCCACTGAAAAAGAAGCGCAAAAGCTAGCTTTTGCAAAGAGGATTTGTCGGGAGTGGTCTGACGGTGCTAGAAATAATGTTGTTTTTCAAGGAGAAGCCGGAACAGGGAAAAGCCACCTTGCCTTTGCTATGATGAAATATTTATCAGAGGTTACAAAGGGAATTGCCATCTTTATCAATGTCACGGATTTGCTGATGAAGATTAAAGCTGATTTTAGTCAGGAAGAGTTTCTGGTCAACAAAATTGCTAGTGCAAAGTTTTTGGTCTTGGATGATCTTGGGATGGAGAAGGACAGTGAGTGGTCCTTTAGTATTCTTTATAACATTCTCAATAAAAGGGCTAACACAGTTATCACGACTAATCTGACTGCGCAAGAAATTCAGAAGCGATATGGTCGGCCGTTTATGAGTCGGTTGATGAAGGGTGTAGACAATGATCATCTGATGGTATTTAATGACTTGAAAAACAAAAGAAAAGATTACTTTTAGAGAGGTGGTACACCTTGTTATTAAAACTTTACTTCGTCTACAATGGGCATTGCAAGTTTTTTCTTGGTGATTTCAACAATGTGGATGAACTTATCGAACGGATGAAAGACCATCAGTGGGCTTTCTCAGGTATTACCAGACCAAAATTCAAGAAACACATCGGAAAAGACGATGTGAGGTTTGATTATGGTGCGATAGATTGCTACTACTTAGCAACAAAATCAACGTGCCGAGAACCACGTTAAAAGCGAGCTAGAATATGCGTCAATCGGTCGTGTGACCTGGACGAGCGACTGCCCGTATTTAGCCAAACTCATACACAGAGGCAGTCGTATTTTTTGGAAAATAATATGAATGACATTAAAGAAAAAGCTCTGGCTAAGTTGCTGGAGGAATTAAATCAACCACATGATACCGCACTTGACCGTGTTCATAACTGGATATGCGATCAGGAGGATGAGGAATTATTTAAAGGAATCTTAAAAGAGCGATACTCTCTGAAGTGTGCTTTAAGCCATGCTAAAGAAAAAGCTCGTAAATTTGCTGAAAACGGAGTCGCTTGTATCGATGATGCTACTGTCTTCAGATGGGTTAGAGAGTACTTTATCTCAAATTCACAAGTATCTAACATCAAGCAGGTGCCTGTTGAGCCCGTCAAGAAGAAAAAGGAAGACAAATCTCAGGATTCTCCTGAAGAAAAGGTTGATGTGGCCAAAATCAGGAAAGGCGCTGGGCCAGATGATGATATCATCAAGAAACCTAAAATTAAGAAAAAGAAAGGAGTAGTCGAAAAGCAAATGAGCATTTTCGATTTCTTGGATGAATGAAACATGAACAATGCAAGCGAGAAGCTGATAGACGATTGAAACCACCTGCAGATTTCTGGCGCTGGTGCTACTCGCAAATCACAACGTATAAATGGAGCAATAAGGACAAGACAATAATTGCTTCAGATTTGAACCTTGGTTATTGTATTGAAAAGCGGTTGACGAAGTCGTCACGGCTCACTTTTTATGACAAGACTTATTTTTTCTCTATCATTCTCAGCACTTCGAAACGTATCGAGATTCAATCTTATGTATTTTGGTCGAAGTTGGTTGAAGGGAAACAGTTTATCGATTGGGAACTTACTAATCTAGAGCGGTTCGAGAACGACAAGCACATAAAGATTGGCCAAGATTACAACAGGCAATTTTATCCGTATCTATTCGCTAATTTCTTTAGCGGAGGATATTATACAGGTAATAAATTCTATCCAAACAACTGGGTTGAAAAACTTAAAAAGGTATCTGAACTCAAATATTTGAAGTTCGGGAATATTTGCTACTGGGAAATTGAACGGCTTTACAAATATAAGTTTGAAATTGAATTTGCTCAAAAAATCCATGCTTACAAATTGGCCAACGAAATCATGTATCCAGGTTATACTGGATTCACAAAAAACGTAGATATGCGAACCTTGAATCGCAGATGGCTTCAGAAGAATAAACAATTTTTCAAGAATTCAAATCGTAGTTTTAATGAATTTGAGTTGAGCCGTCGATTAAAAGAACGGAACGGCCAGCTGATACCTGGCATTGAGTCTTATCTGACTTACCACGATATCAAGCATATACCGAAAGGTATCGGGATCAATAAGTTTCAGAATTGGGTTATCAAGAATAGTATTGAATTCAATGAATATCTTGATTACCTCAAAATGTTAAGAGAAATGGATATTGAGCCTGAAGGTGATGCCATGCTTGTGCCAAAGGATTTCACGTCCATGCATAATCACACGGTTGGATTATATAATCAATTCGTTGAAGAAAAACGCAAAATGGAAGATAAGAAGAAACGCAAGCAGCTTGAAGCAGAATTCAAACTCAGAGAAGGAATGGATAAGACTATCCAGGGATACGCATTTCATGTTCCTAGAAAAGTGGCCGAGCTGATCTATGAGGGCAAGAAGCTACATCACTGCGTAAGCTCATACACAGACAAGCATTTTAAAGGTAATACCTTAATAGTGTTTGTCCGCCTGTCAAATCAACCTAAAAAACCTCTTTACACACTCGAAGTAAGGCAGGGGAAGATAGCCCAATTTCGTGGCAAGTATAACCAAGATGTACCAGCTGAAGTATGGGACATAGCCAAGGAATGGATGAAACAAACGAAATTAGTACCAAAAGCAGCATAAAGGAAAAAGGAGTTGGAAGATGATGGAAGAATTAAAGAAAAAAGTTAATGGAGTATACGGCTGGTCGGTAGAAGACGGGAAACCCAAGCCTCCCAAACAAGATTTACCGCAAGCAGTGAAAGACCGGGCGGACTATTTCTGGGAAATGGCGGAAGATGGCATGACGTTTATGGGAGTGATGGAATGTATCTTCGCTGATGAAAAACCTAAAGACTATGATTTAGGAGCCACTAAGGATTGGTTGCCAAAATCTAAGGAGTTTGATGATTGGATTGGCTATTCACCAGGCATGTCTCAGTTAGTTATTGCAGTTTATTTGATTTATGGAGGAAGGGAAGATGAATAAGCAGGATTTGATTAAACGCATCGAGGTTTTGCCTTATACAGAGGGGCCTATCGCAGATACAATCACAATTAATAGAAATTGGATATTGGAATCAATCAAACAACTAGACGAACCAGAAACAGGTCACGCAGACGAAGCGCCTCGCTATGTCAAAAACATACTGGCAAGATTACGAGAATTGCCATTGCATAATCGTGAAGTTTGGCTAAAGGCTATCATGGGTGAATTTGAGCAAGATTTTAGTCATGCAAAATGGCGTGAAGGCTATGAGCAAGGCAAACTTGAGGGAGCATGGGTTGGTAATCAATTGAAGGATGCTGATAAGATTCGACGTGAGTTGAATAAAGTCAAAATACCTCAGTTTGTGGCAGATTGGATTGAGGAAGCTAGAAAATCTTGCAAAGACGTAGCAGACTTATTCGATTTTGATTTCACAAATGAAGAAGTTGGTAAATGGTTTATGCAAGAACGACCATTTGATTTAGTCGCTCGCGCATGGCTTGACGGCTACACAAACAAGGAAGAGAAGCGGTATTTGGTTAAAGTGAAAGGTGTTTGTGGAAATCACGAAACTTTGAACTGCGAAAAACATTCTAAAAAATGGCTTTTTTCTGATCGGGAAGAAAACTCACTTTATAAAACAAAACACACCCGCAAAGAGCTAGAAGATGCTGGGTTCGGAGAAGTATTCAACAGTTCTTTGTTTGAAGTCGTGGAGGTTGAGTGATGTCTCTAAATAAAACACGAAAACGATTGATTAGGAAGTATCGCAAACTGTTTAACAGTTACCCCATAGGTATTAAAATCAGTACAGATGGAGGTAATACTTTTTCCGCTATGGGGAGAGTTTTCGAAACTTTTATTCCAGATGCTAGTGTTGTAAAATCCGGGAATATTAATGCAAGTGATTTACAATCTGGTGATATTTCTTTTAGAAACTTTGAAATAACTATTAGTCAAGGGTTCACCAAAGAAGAATTCAATAAATTGAATGGTGGTGTTTTGTGATGATGAAAATTAAACGACCAAACAGATACCCTTACACACGAAGTCAGTGGGAAGAAGAAACCATTGATCACTATACATATAAAAGCGATATTTGCTATACAAGTCATATTTTAGAAAATAGACTTACTGGAGAGATTAAGAGCAAGGAGTAGAGTGATGGTACAAACACTTGAACAAGCTACAAAAACTGAAAGCAAACGCATAAAAATCCCTGCGAAAATCAGACCGTTCGATGTAGGTTATCGAATAGTAAACGAATATGGTCAAGCGCTCGCTTTAAGAAATGGGGCAAGTATATTCGCTTTGCCTTCACTTGCTGAAAAAGCCATAAAGAAAGAGTTTGGGAAAAACGATCCAGATTTTGATATTGAAAAGCATTCTGTTGAAGAGGTTGCTATTATCAATTTAAGTAAATTTCATAGCTACTTTGAGGAGGTCACAGAATGAAACGATTCATAGTTATCTGGATTCTGCTATCTGCTGGATTGAACATCTGGCAGATGGACAAGATTCGGAATTTAGAAGAGAAAAAGCCGATGGTTATCTATCGATCCGATAATCAAGGCGCAGAAATAAAAGGCAGAGTCTTACAAAAGGAGAAGATTGGCAACATGTACACTATCACCGTGCAAAATTACGGAGTGTTCGTAGTTACTCAAACAAACTATGAATCTCTTAAAATAGGAGATGAGGTAATATTGTAATGGCAAAGTACAAGAAACCAACTTACATCATTATTCAGGAATCAATGGCAGAGCGCATTAGATTTCTGGAAGATGAACTGTATGAAAGGGCCTATAAGGATATTGAGAAGCTAGAAGCTCAAAATGATTTCTTAAAAGGTCTTTGTAACAATCAACTTGAAATCATCATGGATTATGAATGGAAGCAGATGCAAGAGCAGGCTACATTCATAAAAGCTAATACTAGAAAGTGGAGAGCAAGATGCAGCTAAGATTGAAAGAACTTAGAGAGGACCTATGTCTCTCTGTAGGACAGATGGCAAAAGAAACAGGTGTTTCACAAAATACAATTCATTTGTATGAACGAGGTGGATATCCGTCGATTAAGCAAATCGAAATGATTGCTAAAACATATGACGTGAATCCTGCTTGGTTAGTTGGATGGATAGATGATGAAATGATGCCTGGAGTCCAGGTCATTGAAAAAGTGGTCTATAAAGAAAGTCCAACAGCAAGATTGCCAGATTATTTCAATAATAATAACGATGGTAAGATTATCAAGTGGAAGAAATCACGAAGATTTCGACGGAAGAATTACTTGAGATAGAAACGAGGTGAGCAATGCCCTTCTTTCCTGATATAAATGAAGCTAAAACAAAAGAAAATGCCAAGAAAATTTTAAAGGGATATCCTCGATGGCGTCGTGTGGCCAATGACACTGAAGGTCAGAGAGTAACGACAACCTACTCATTCATGCCTAGAAACCAGTCAAGTGGAAGAAATAGTCAAGTTGAGAAGTTAGCTATACGGAAAGTTGATGCAGAACTTGAGCTGGATGCAATTGAACAAGCAGTTAGTAATTTACACGATCCTCTATATCGTAGGATACTTTTTGAAAAGTATCTTCAGTGGGATTGCAAGAAAGATGAAGTAATTTCTCGGGATTTATCAATTTCAGAAAGTTCATACTATGATATTTTGGAGAAAGCTTTGATGGCATTTGCAGAGTTATACCGCAATGGTGAACAGGTTGAGATTTTGGAGTAAATTCGGAGTTTTTTTGGAGTAAATTCGGAGTTTTTTTGGAGTAAATTCGGAGTAAGTTCGGAGTGGATATATGATTTTATGTGCTAAAATTATATTATGAAATAATTGTAAAGGCAGGCACACCCTGTCTTTTTATTTGAGTTTGGAGGTGATATCGTGAAAAAAGTAGAACCTATTCGTGAACTTGATGACATTGAACGGATGAAAGACTTTTTAAAATCAAAGAGTGAGCGAAACTATGTCCTAATCATGTGCGGTCTGTATTCTGGAATGCGCATCAGCGATATCATACCTCTCCAAGTGAAACAAGTGACAGGTGATAGAATCGAGGTTACTGAAAAGAAAACTGGTAAGGTCAAGCGATTTGCTATCAACCCTGAATTAAGAAAAGCTTTAAGTCACTACATTAAAACAAATGACCTTAAAGGTTATGATTACCTATTTCCAAGTAAGAAAAAAGTTAGGACAGACGGAGTAAGAATCGTTCATATTGGAAGAGTTGCAGCTTATCAAATATTAAAGCAAGCAGCTGAACATGTTGGCCTTAAAAACATTGGGACTCACTCAATGAGAAAATCATTTGGTTATCATCATTACAGAAAAAATCAAAATGTAGCGATCTTGATGGAATTATTTAATCATTCATCTCCAGATATCACACTTGATTATATAGGTATTAAGCAGGATGAATTAGATGATTCAATGATGAATTTTAGCTATTAAATGACTATTTATTTTACATATTGAGAAAAAGTAAATCAGTTTTTAATGAAACAGATGTAAGCACTTGCTACAGTTGACTTTTAAGAATGTTAGTTTTATTTAACAGAATATAAGATATGTTAAATACAAGAGGGGGTGGGTTCACTAAAAACACCCCTGTTTTGAAAGATACCGAGGGGGTATATTTGAGAATACCAATCCCCCTCCCCTAAGAAGAAAGGACCCCCTCCCTAGATGAATACCCCCCAGGATAGACCGGACCGGAGTGGTCCTCACAGAGTCGCTTTTGAAAAGAATAAAAAGATTATTCTAAAGACCAGAAATACTTGTGGGATTTGTGGACTACCAGTGGATAAGTCATTGAAGTATCCACATCCTTTGTCACCAGTTATCGATCACATCATTCCAATCAATCGAAACGGTCATCCATCAGACATCAACAACCTACAGCTAGCGCACTGGCAATGCAACAGACAGAAGTCTGATAAGTTATATGCTGACGATAGGTCAGCCAATGCTACTGTTGTAGGCAATCGCACCCTGCCACAGTCAAGAGATTGGACAAAGTACAGAGCTTGAAGAAGCCAAAAAAGAAGCAGCAGT